TTCCACATCCTGATAAAATAATTCAGAAAACCAATGAATTATTAAAGCAGCAACAAAGGATTCTAGCAAGGAAGATACCTAGGTCCAAAAACTTTGAAAAACGACGTATCAAATTAGATAAGTTATACGAAAAAATTACTAATATGAAAAGAAACTATTATCATGAAATTAGTAATTATTTAGTAACCAACTACGACGCAATCTATATGGAAGATTTAAATGTTTCCGGAATGTTAAAATCCAGAAGCATTTCTAGATCAATCCATTCAGCATCTTGGTCTATTTTGATGAACATGATTCAATATAAATGTACTTGGAATCACCGAACTTTTCATAAAATTAGTCGGTGGTTTCCATCGTCAAAAACTTGTTCTTGTTGTGGTCATAAATTAGAAAAACTCGGTCGTGGAGTAGAACAATGGACTTGTCCAGAATGTAATACTTTCCACGACCGAGATATCAATGCTGCTATTAATATAAGAAATCAAGGTCAGACAGATTTGTATGACCAGATAATTCCCAAGCAACAGGGGAATTGGGACCAAGAAATCCCAGCGGTTTTGCAGAAACTGATTGATAAAATTGAAAGATCATCAGAGCATAATTCTGGTGTTAATCAGGGGAGCAAACAAGTCAACCAATTAAATATTGGTTGACAGTTGTTAAAATAACCCAGGATAAGCTTCCAGAACCAAATCTTTAGTCAGATTCGGAATCTTTAAATCTTTCTTAATCATATCTACCAGTAATCGTGCTTCATCCTTGTGCAACGATTCCATAACACCGAGAAACAATTCAGTTTCTTTCTTCTTGGTCAATCCAACTGGTTTTGCTGGATGATTGCGAACAAACCGATACATCTTGTTCATTTCCATTGATAGAGTAGTCCAGGTTAGTCCTGCGGGTTCTGGTGCTGGTCGATACTTCTCTGGAAGTTCTACGTCAAAAACAATGTTAGGATCATAGCATCCTTTCAGAAAAGTTTTGAAGTTTGCTTCTCGGATAGTCCGAAGAAACCGAATCTGTTGTTCTTTGGTGGTACATTTTTGAAAGTCAGCAAAGATTTCGGAATAAAGTCGATTTTCAATCATTGGAGTTTTCTACTTTTAAAAGTCGTTAATTTCAGGAATAAGGTGACGAAGATTATTTTGAATCATATAGTTCAAAAAGACCTGCTTAGTTTTCCCAGCAGTATTCTTATAGGTATTTAGAATTTCTTGTTTAATATCAGTGGGAATATAATCAAAATCAATCAATAACTGATTGCGATTATAATTTCTCAGCATTTCCTCCGTACAAAAATCTTCTGGAGATTTGGACAACCAATCAATCAATTTTACTTCGGTCAAGGGTCGTTGTCGAATTCCATCAACAAAAGTATTATCAGGAGAAAGAATTGATGGAATTCCATCACCCTTATCTCCGCGAATAATCTTTCGCTTCAGTTCCAGAACAGGAAGTTGTTCCTTGATATATTTCTTTTGTGTGGTTGAATATTGTTCTACGTTAGGATATTTCTGAAGTTGCACAAAATCTCGATCCATTGATAAGATGATCATCTTTTGATCTTTGGAATATTCCTGAACCAAGACTGCAATTACATCATCCGCTTCAGCACCATCCACATCAACAACTTTATAAGGAGAATATTCTTTCAATTCCTTACGAATAAGATTCAGAGAATCAAAAATGGAATCCCAATCGTAGATCGAGGAATCGCGATTCTTTTTTCTGGATGATTTGTAGAAAGGAAAAACTTTACGTCGCCAATAATTTCGGTTATCACATGCGATTACCACTTCGGGACCATGTGACAACTTAAACTTTTTGACGTATGCGCGAATGGTGTTTAGCAACATATGTCGAAAAAGATTGGTGTCAATTTGTTGATTGGAAGCACCAATCTGTTCAAAAAGACTACCCAATGAAATTTGTGTCAGATCAATTAGAATCATTGTCGTAAATCAATTTAGTTTACATTATTTAGTCACACGAAGGAGAATTGTATCTTGTCCGATCCTACCAGATAGTTTTGTCTCCACAGTTGGAATCTTGTTCATAAAAGTTCTCAGAGCAATCTTTCCTGCTTTCAACAGTTCAGGAATCGTTAATTCTGGTTTCCTTACACTCTTCTGAATAGACTTAGTTTCATCAAAGTTTTTCAAAGTAGTTCCTAAAACAGAAAATCCAGAAGCATCGGTTGCATAATAGATTCCAAGTTTCTTATATTTGGTGTTATAAACCCATAGTTGTGTAGCACCAAGAATAGATTTCGGATCAACTGACTTCAAATTGAGTGTAGGAAATTCTGGACAATACTGAAGTTTAGCAAGAATCTGATCAGAAGTCTTGGTCTTAACTTTTCGGGTTCTAGTTCTTGTTACCTTTGGTTGATCGGAAGTTAGTTTAGCACAATCTAAAATTACTTGATCAAAGAAAGCAACAACCTTTTTAATCTGAAACTTAGTAAAATTGGAATATGCTTCAAGGAGTTGTTCATCTGTTGTTGTGAGAAGATTAGCATATTCTTGACGACGTTCTTTAGACCACTCTAGAATATCTTTGGTATTCTTGATTTCTAGAGTATGCAGAACAGAATACGGAGAAACAATCGCTTTAAACTTAGAAGATATTAATTCATCAAATAGTCCTTCCAATTCTGCAATGCAAAGATTAGATTTTTCTTTAAGTCGATCCTGAATAGTGGGTTTTGTGTTAACAACTTCAACAGTTGATTTCTTGGTTTTACTGCATTCCTTGATTCTTTCAATTTCTTTATTGAACCAAGATTCATATTTGTTTGGGAGGATACCACCATTCGTAACAATTCTGCAAATGAATCCAAAAGTTGGTGATATTTCTTTCAGGGAACCATTATACTTTAGATACTTCTTGAAATAATTTTCTGCATAAGTTTCTGCGTCTGCTTGTCCTTTAGTTCGGGAATACCAATTTAGGGCAAGGATAAGATTGGTTTGGGAAATTTCTTCGGTGGTCCCGACGAATTTCATCTCAGAACCCGAGAAATGTAAATTAGCATCAGTTATTCGATGAACAGTCATTTTTAGTCAATGATCTAGAAAGGGTAGACAGTGGGGTCAGTATAGCGGGGACCAACCCCCACTGTCAAGAAGAAAATTTAGGAACCACCACCCCAAGCACGTTTTCTAGCATCCATGTAAGCATTAGAAACCGAACTATCAAAACCATGATCTCTCGACACTATATGTTTAGTTCCATTAGGATGTTCAAACACTCCCATATTTTTCCTTTGTTGATAATCATATGGGGGATGTCCAGTATTTCCATGATACTCCATGAACTTTTGTACCAACGGATGAGTTTCAACCTTATCCATTCGCCTTTCTTTTTCTGGGGTATTAGCCCAATACTTACCTAGATTTCTTTCATGAAAACGATTCAATGTATTACAGAATTCTCGATGTGTAATTCCACGAGGATGCTCAGGAGTTCTAGTCAATTCCTGAAATTCTCCTGCTTTAAGGTCACGCGAATGTCCCACTTGAGTATATTCGTGATTATGATCATCGTGATCAATCAAAGGAGGAAAAATTCCTGTATCATGATTGGTATGAAAGTGACCAGGATTTTGATGGTCTTCAAGTAAAATACGATAACTGTTAGTATGCCAATCACCACCTTCTGCTTTATTCTGCATTGCACCCAAAGACAATCCATCATACTTGTGCTTCTGATGAAACTTATCTAATTGTGCTCTGATTGCTACTTTAGTTCCAATCTTAATACTTGCTGGTTTTCCATCAACATGAATTTGATGTGGTTCTTCATGTAACAAATATGCACGGGAAGACCCCTGAGGCATATTTCCCTCCAGCCCAGTTTTTTCTCCGCGACTAGTCAAGTCCTTAATTTTCTTAACGATCTCAGTTTTCTTATTAGACATCATATATTGTGGAGTTTGTTTCTTAATCACATCCTGTAATTCTGGATGCAATTCCTCAATAATAATGTTCTCAAGAAATTCTTTAAAGTTTGCAATCATATCTGTGAAATCCTGTGAAATAGTTTTACTATTATTTATTCAAACTCCCACCCACACTTCCAGAGATTCGTTGGATGTATCGACCCACCAAACCAATGCGAAAACAAAATCACTAAGTAAATTTAGATATTTAATATGAAACACATTTAACTGACCTTCTTGAACTGCTGCTACTGCTGCAATTTCTGCTTCTCGGATTAATGAACGCAGATACATCAAATCCGCATTATTTTTACTTGTTCGTATAAACCCTTCCAACGGAGGAAGATTCACAATCAGTGCTTCCATGTGCGTTTCAAAGTATTCATAAAGTAAATCTGCTGCTTCCTTATACTTGGGATTGTCTGCATTGTTTCCTAATGCACCCAATATAAACAAATAATCTTGCACATTCTTCCTATAAGAAGACAAACAATGAGTATAACTTTGTGCAGAATCTAATTTACCTAAGTATCGAACAATAGGTTCCGTTTTACTGGTTAATTTTCCACCTATGCGACAGTACCCAGAATTTCCAGTTCCGGTATGAATTTTAGTTATCACTCGTTCAGGTTTCTTAGACATGGTTCATATTACCAAAAAGGATTTAAAGAAATTATTATCTGCGTTGAAATGTAGTGCGAAAAGAAGAGGAATTGAATTTGATTTAACTATTACTGATCTTAATAATTTATCCTTTCCAATTACTTGTCCGATTCTTGGAATTGAATTGAAATTTAATCAGAATCAAGCGGAAGATTGCAGTTATTCTTTGGATCGTATTGACTCTACCAAAGGTTACATCAAAGATAACATTGTTGTGATTTCAATGAAAGCAAATCGAATGAAAAACAATGGTACGTTAAAGGAGATGCAACAATTGGTAGAGTTTTATAAGAAGTTTGCTCAATAAACTACACAAGACCCCACTCGTTCTTTATATGACATTGGAGGGTAATTCATTGGCATTATAATTCCAATATGATCAATTGGTAAATTAGGAAATGTAACTACAATCGTTTTATTAGAATTCTCAATCATTGCAAATCCAATTGACGGAACATCACCAATTTTCCATCCAGAAATAAAATCTACATTGAAAGCTACTCCGGTCCCAATATCTTTAATGTAGCCTGCATTCAAAGCATCCTTAACGATCCGATCCAAACTTTCTGCTGGATATGAAAGATCAATCTTTTCCAGTTTATATTCACCTTTAGCAGAAGAAAGAACCATCTTTTCAAAATCAAAATTCACTTGTTTCCAAGTATTTGGAATCTTTCTAACTTGTGCTCCAGTTACTGGATTCTTAATGACTACAGTAACTGGTTCCATTATTTCTGGATCGGTATATGGTGGAAGTTCACAAAGAAATGCTCGATGTCTATCTGAAGTCAATAATCGTTGATTTTTGAAATCGAAATGAATTCCATTCAGTGCTTCATAGACTAAATTATCATCAACCGTGTCCATAGCAATTTTTAATGCGGCTAGATGATGATTTTCAAATCGTACTAACATTATATTTAAACCTTTGCTAATCCTAACATCATCTTCATATCTTCAAAAAACGATTTACTTCATTCTTGAAAATATGTGTTGATTGATTTACCGCTTGTTCACAAAAACCAAAATAGTTTTCCGTGAATGTAATTAAATCATCGCTCTTCATCATCTTCTTGATGAAATAGTCTGGTGGAATTTTAAACATCTTTATTTACCTTAAATTGAAAACGACATTGCTTTTACTGAATCCCAACGAAACGATCTCCACTCTTGTTTTCCTAGATCAAAAACTGGAAGTGAAGATTCGGATTTTGCTTTCTTGGAATTCTTGGGTTGCTGATCCTCTGGAATATATTCAGGATTCAGAGTACAGGTCATGATTCGTTCAGAACCATCCTTCTTGATAAAAGTGATGTCAACTTGATTCTTATTTAGGAATCGAACGAACCAATCACGATCTTCTTGTGATTCAAACATAACTGTATTAGACATGGAACAATCCTCTAGTTTTCTTTCTATTATATTTCTTCTTTGATTCAACAATCCGCTGACGAAAGACAGGAGCACGAACAATTTTTGCCAGTGCATTTCTTCTTTTTAGTGGATTCTTTTTCATCAGAATATCTCTCTTGATAATCTTCGCGGAATCGGTCGATTTCTTGTTCTCGTTCTACACTTTTTTGAAGAAGACGCTTAGACTCTTTCTTAACTTCTTTCAGATCAAGATATCCAGAAGAATATGCAGCAACAGATAGAGCAAAGATTTCATCTAAGTGTAGAGAAAACTTAATGTCATCTTCTTTGTCTTTACTAAAGGTGAAATCTAGACCTTCACCAGAAAAATATTCCGAAAAGTGTAGATATCCTTTCTGACCAAAGATATCATAATCAATGATACCAACGAAACCATTTTTACGAATGCTGCTCATTTTGTCATACCTCTGGTGATCTTGTCAATAAAAATTTTGGAATGTGGATAAAAATCTTGTCGATAGCACTCTTTCATCTTTCGTTCAGTAGCAATTATGTCTATTCGATGATTGATCTCTTGAATGTAATTTTTCATGAGTAGAATACCATATTCAATATCTTCTGCGTCCATCTTTTCTGACCAATCAAAGAGAGTCTTTTCACAGACGTTTAAAAGAAACTGAAGATTACTCCAGTTAGGTTCATCAGTTAAATCAATATGATCAAGGGGTGTCAAGGTTAAAGTGTCCAGGTGAATTTTTTGTGTTCATCAAAGTGACCGAAGTTGTGTTCAATTGCGAAGACCTTTGCTGCGTTCGACTCGGATAGTGTAACAAAGATGTAGGTACCTGTCAAGAGAAATCCGAAAAAAATTAACAGTGCGGTGATTGTGGGTTTGATCATAAATAAGTTAAACAATTAGGAAATTGGTATGTCAAAAATTCCAGAAGCTGATCCAAGAGAACTTGCTCAATGTGCAGCATTTGCATATTTTATGAAGTATCAGACACGTAATGAAACCCATGAAGAAAAATTTTACTTTTTATTTAGAAATCATGAAACTGCTTCTGATAATGCAAAAGCAATACGAGAATTTAATCAGTTAAAGAATTCTAGATTATCACCCAATTTTTCTATAGACAAAGTTAGGAGTAAGTATGGTGACAACGTTGATAATATTAAAGTGGTTTATCACCTCACAAAAAAACTTCTAGATGAAAACAAAATACCCCAACTAAGAAATTATATTTTTCTTGATCAATCTGATCCATTTGTTAATTTTATAAAAATGACCTGTTTAACCAACATTAAACAAGCATTTGGATTCCAGTTTAGAACCGATCAGTTATCACCTGTGGATGTTATTTTTGTCAAAAAAGATAAACTTAATGTTATCCTACAAGATTTTGAAACTAACTTTTCATCTAAAGAAACCATTATCAATAATAACTTAGTTGCAGGTAATTATTATGCGGAACTTACTCAAAAGTATATTGATAATTATTGGTGGTATCCAATATCGTTAAAATTACCTAGCAAAATTAAAGTAGAAAACTTAGTTGCAAAAATAAAACTTGTCTCATTTAAAAAACCTAAAAATAGCGTTGTTGAAATTGATCCCTACATAAAATTCATTTCTTTGTTGATAGAACACCCGGAACACGCAGACAAAAACATTTCAAATCTGGTAAAAATAAATTTTGATGAGTTCAACATTTCTGACGACGTTCAACAGTGGACATTCCCAATTGATCTTAATTACAAAGACATCATTGATCCAGAAACTAAACAAAAAATAGAAAATTACAATTTATCTTTTCAACTGATGGCAATGAATTCTGGAGGTTGGAATGGACAATGGACATCAAAAAGTAGATCACATCAAAATGTAGCTGGACACTTAGGAGGGATGGCACTGTCTACATTTGATTATTACTCTAAAAAATTCAAAAAGTATCACGCTGTTTTGGATTTAGTTAAAAAGGAACGTGTTCAGGAGCTAAATAAATTTTTACTCACGTACGATAAAAAATATGCAAGAGATACTCGGTATCGATTTCTCAAAACTAAACTGCTTACGGAACTAAATGCACACAAGTTGGTGGGTAAAGGTAAAACCGAAGAACCAAATTTACGAGCATTCTTTTCTTATCTAGAGGAAAAAGAAGATTTACCAGACGACACATTAAGTCTAGAGTATAAACTCAATTTTATAAATCGAATAAAAAGACTTCTTGGTCAACAATACGTAAACCGAAATCAAACTAGAAATATAGAACTACACTACACTCATGCTCAAATTTCAGCTTTCTTGTTTAAAGGTGGAAAGGAACTAGAACTTCACTTCAAAAAAATCTTTGTATTTGCGCTTTTTGGATTGCTGACCAAATCTTCTCATAAGATTTTTGGAATGGATGATACCAAAACCATGAAATCAATTCTAACCAAAGAAATTGAAGTCAACAGAAGAAAAATTCTAGCAACCTTTACTACTCCACCACACTACATCATCAGTTAATCTCTTTAGTTAGTTCGATAAAGCACCGATTCAGAACTCGATTCTTGGTTCCTTCAAATTTCTTTACTGGTAAATATGCATGATTCGGATACACAAACCCTACCCATCTTTGACCATTGGTTCTTTTTAGTTCACAAGGAACCTCACCATAAGTTGAGAACCGAATTACATCTTCAGTTGGTTCATATACATTAAAACCAAACCGATTAGCTTTCTCAATAAGATTCTTAGAAACCATAGTTGCTCAACTCATTAGGTGAATATTTACTCATCGAACCGTCCTTCTGATTCACTAAGACTACCAACTTTCCCTTTTCATCCTTTACGACATCATTAATGTAGACAAATCGCTTTCGCAAGATATCAAAAGCAATTCGATATAAATTTTGTGACAGGTTGCGTTCAAAATTAGCAAATTCTTTACTCATATTTTTACTTACCTAAATATGTAAATAGATAACCGTTGTCTGTTTAACATTATTATTTCTTAGCAGTGTTCTATTTTAAACAGATAAAAGGAAAAGATATGGTAGACCCAACCACAGTAGAACACGCAGCTAATTATTTGTCTTCAGGTAGCATCAGTGCAGTCATTTTCATACTAATTGCAGTTATTGCAGGATTGGTTTGGGAACGAAATCGTTTGCTCAGAAAACTTGATCGAATGACAAAAGAAATCTTTGATACTAAAGATAAAGAATTGAATTCTCTCAAGACGACTATTGATCTTTATTATCAAGGTAACTTAAAATTAAGTGAAGCTTTGACCGAGATTAAAACGGTATTGTCTAGTATTCACCCTAATCGTAGGTAATTTCATGGAAACCCTCGTTAATTTATTGACTCAAAATGCAGCACCACTCGGTTTGCATGATGATCTACAAAAACTTGCAGATTCTTTTCGTCTACTCAGAGAAACCACAGATCAGGTTTCCTCTGAAGCTACCACAACAGCACATTATCTGAAAGATAAACTACATGATACCACCTTTCGCTTCTTCTCGGTCATAGATTCAGTCAATGATATCATCATCATCAAGGATGTAGAAGGTCGATGGAAAACTCTCAACAAGTTTGCTCAAGGACTTTTTGAATTAAATCCAACGGAATATACCGGAAAAACCGATGAGGAACTTGCAATTCTGTATCCTCACCATTCACAAGGATTGTATTATTGCGCTGAAACGGATCGTAAAGCATGGAAAGCAAAGAAACCTCATCGAGAAACTGAAAAGATTGTCTTCAATGGAATTACCAAATACTTTGATATTATTAAGACCCCAATCTATTATGATAACGGTAAACCTAAAGAATTAGTCATTATCGGTCGAGATATCACCGATTACATAAAAGTTCAACAAAGAAATAATGCGTGTACTTCTGCTTTAAATTCTGCATCAGATAATATTCTGATTCTCAACAAATATCAAGAAATTATTTTCTGTAACGATTCTTTCCTGCGTACATTTGGTTATGATTCACATGAAGACGTTGAAGGTAAACATATCAATAGTATTCGATCCTCCAACGTCTCCGATGAATATCTGGATAGTATGTGGAAAACGTTAAAAAGTAATGTCCCGTGGATGGATACTATCGTTAAAAAACATACCGATGGTACTGATATCAAATGTCATCTGTCTATTCTTCCGGTAATGAATGGAGCAAAGGAACCGATTCATTATATTCTAGTGCTAAAAACCTAAAGAATATCCGCTTCGGTCTTATCATCACGAATCATAAGAAAGATCGGTAGAAACAGAGACTTCTTTCCGGTTCGCTTGTCAGCAATGATTCCGTTATATTTCACGGAAATAATCTTACCAATAATATTTTCAGGTGTAATCTCTTCTCGTTGAATATCAGTAAATCCTGAACCGACATTAAATTCTACAGAACCAGCACGACAAGACAAAGCACCAAGCTTTCCAACATACTTTCCGGTTCCTTCAATCCAACCAATTACTTCACAATCAACATCCTTCTCTGCTTTCATCTTGATCCACGAAGAAGAACGCTTTGACTCCCAAACTCCATTGGAGTCTTTAATAATAATTCCTTCTTTTCCTTGATTCAGATAATCATTGAAGATTACTTCTGCTTCCTCAAAGGAATTTACCATATGCATAGGAATCATACGAATATAATCGTGATTAAAAATATCTACTTTTTCCTTTAGAACTTCATAACGAGTCAAAGCAGTTTCTTTCCAGAATCCTTGACGATAATTCTCTACAGGAATAACATCCCACACAATTGCTCGGAGTCCTTTTGCTTCAGTTTCAGTAATCGTATTCCGAATACACTTAGTAAGAATACCATTTCCTTTTTGTCGATCCATTAGATTCCAATTATTCTCTGCAACTACAAATTCTCCATCAATGACTACCGGAAAATCAAAACAATTTCCGAGAACCTGGAAAGCAAACTTCAATCCTTCATTGGGAATATAGAGAACATTCCCTGAACGAGTATAAAAAGTTACTTGATTATTCTCAATAACTGCATTGAACCTCGCGCCATCCGCTTTTTCTTGACATATGACCGGGAAGGTCAGTCGATCAATCAATTTTTGATCAAACTTGGATGCTAACATAATCGGATACTCTGGAATCAGATTCTTCCAGATAGAATTAACCGTTGCTACTGAAACTCCACACTTCAAATCCTTATTGATAATGCGTTCAATTACTTTTGCATCTTCCGATTCCACAGAAGAAAGAATGTTGGCCAGATGTTCAATTGCTGAATTTCCAGTAATCTGACGATTGGAAAGCAATTCCAACATTGAAATAGCAGCACCAAGAGTAATGTGATACTGATTTTTGGTGTACTTTGGAATTTTCTTGATATAAAAGAGAATGAACGGATTCAATGCAAGATTGATTACTTCTTTTAATAATGGAGTATCTTTATGATCGGAAAGAAATTCAAGTTTGAAATTGCGGGAATTGTTGGATGATAAAGTTTCAAAGATATAATTGATGTTCATTTTTGGATTTAGCCCATTGTGAATTCTACAAGTTTTACTTTTGCCAATTTCAGAGCAAGTTGGCAGCCCGAGCATGGGGCAGCATTTTTTGGATTACCCATATAATCATATCTTTCAACAAACACCTTATGGATTTTTCTACCCCTCGATTTCAATAAACATAAAATTTCTGCGTGAAGGAAAATTTTTTCTGGACAACCAACCATTTTTGATATTTTTGCTTGAAAAGTATGCGATTTTGTATACGAATTCGTAGCGGTTGCGATAATTCTACCTCTACGATCATAACTAGTAGCCCGAACAAGGACCTTACGCGGCTTCCTGTATCTAGACATGTAGATAGTAACCAGTAGTTCACTGAAGAGATTGTAGTTTACAGTAAGGAGTCTACAGTGTCAAGTAAAATTTTGTAAATTTTAATTTTACTAAATAGAGATAGCAGTCGCGGGAGTGCAATCCCCACTGCTTCTAGACCTTACGCTAACAATCTTTAGGAGATCATTAATGTCCAGCAAAACTATTTATGGTGTTTCACCGTCCCCAGAATCCACTGGCCCCTTCCATTATTTGTATCCTATTACTAATAAAGTACCGACCGCTTTTCTAATCAAAAAGTGAGTCTATTTTATGACAGTATACAACCTTAACGATCCGAAGACGGAAACTTAATTCCAGTTAAGAGCATCACTAAGACTCGTGTCCCGGTTGCTGAACAGATACAGAATACCCTAAGACGACAACAATTTTGCTACACCACAGCAGTCGCTTCTTTTTCAATATCACCTACAAGTTCATGGTTATAATTTTTCTTTGCTGTTTCACGAATTCCTTTGATTTCATCATTCGTCCACGGAGTTAACGGTGAATGTTCTGGTTTACTTAAAATTCTAGAATTTATTACTTCATCAATCAATTTTTGTTGAGCAATTTCCAATTCAGTAGTTGGAATAAACTGTTTATTTTCTTGCTCGGTAATTATACAAACAGTAGAATTGATCAGTTCATGTTGTTTAATATCAAACTTAATGCTACTAATGCATTTCTTTACATTAGATTTAACGATGTTCCACACGATTTTTGTTGGGACATTAGATTTACATATCATTTTTCTTTAATTCTCCAAATTTCAACAGGTATACGATTCCACTTTGCTATACACTCTTCTTCTGTTCGACCCAGAATAGTTGCTCCACAACCACCAGAATATTCACCACAAACAATCTGTAAAATTTCACCAGATTTAGTTGCTGGATAAATGGTATCTTCCGGGTCTTGTTTATTTAAATCATTACCGCAGAACGGACAAGGACGCAAGTAGATATAATCAGCAATCATATCTTGGTATCATCACAGTTTTTATCATAACATTATAAGCACTAAAATCAGACAAATCAGTTGACAGAATTGCTTTTAGTATCGCAGGAGAAAATCCCGAAACCAAAGCAGTTCCTGATTCATGTGCAGTTACCGGAACATTTGAATAGCTGTTTAGATTCCAGAATACAATTTGTGGTACTTCCCGTTCTGCTTCTGCAAATTTACGACGAATCATTTCCATTGCAGAGTCATCAAATTTTGTGCAAACATCATATTGTTGATCTGAAAAAATCAACAACATCTTAGGCATCTCTTCAGCAGGAACATTACCTTCCTTTGCTACTTGTAGAATCTTATCCAGAGCAGCATGAAGATTTGTATTCATTTCCCAATGAGATTTAACCATCTGAGAAACTTTCTCAACAATGTTTCCTTTCAGATGTACCAGTTCTGGTTTTCCAGAAAAGGTCAAAAAGGTTCCGTTGAATTTTCCTTGATTCTTATCTGCACAATAAAGACCCAAAGATACTGCTACATCTAAACAAGTAAGACTATCCGAACCTTTTCTTCCACCTACCGAACACATCATTGAACCAGAAACGTCCACCAAAGGAAGAATATTTGCATCCCCAATAAAGTTTTCTAATGCATTCCATTGAGCAATAATATGATTCAGTTCTACTTCAGAAAACTGACGATGTAGACCATAAGGATTAATTATTCCTTTGAGAACGTCATAAGGAAAAACTGCGCTCACATTTACTGATACATCAGGAGATTTATTAATCAAAGCATTGACATACTCAGCATACTTTTCTGGAGAATGTCTGGAAAATGCTTTCTTATATCGAGCAGAAGCAAGCGAAGGAACATGCGAATAGGTTATCTCATCCCACTTTTGACTGCACATTTTCTGTTCAACAGTATTGGATAGACCAACGATCAGTTTCCGATACTGCTTAGGAGTAAGTCCCATATGATTGCGAAGAGCAACAGCAGTCAAATTCTGACGGGGTGCCCATTTTCCTGCGAGTCCATTTCCTGAACGTAACGCATCAGCAACCAGTTCAAATCCTACCTTGCGTAGTTCTGGTCTGTCAAAAATCAAAGCATCATCAAAGCGACCAATCTCAGGAATCTTTGCAACCAGACGCTTTGCATCCTCTGGATAATGGTATTCCATATATTTGAGAATCTGACGGAAAAGCAATCTTTCTCCCGCACCCCCTCTGATATCACGCAACCACTGTACGATTCGCAGAGTCAATTCTGAATCTTCTGTATACGATGCGACAAATTCAGGAATGATATCCTTACCTCTAGATGCAGCAGATGAATAGAAAAAATCTACTACCGCAGAAGATGAGGAACGTAGAGCTAACATTCCATTTTCTGTACGAGAAGTTTGTGAAACAACAGCAGTAGTGAAATCAGACATGATAAACCTCACAAGGTATTATTAAAAACAGAATCGCGATTTTACGCCAATGTATA